ATATGGACTTTACTGACATGATTGAGAAAACAATTGATGAAGTAAACTTTCCGCCATTAGAAATACTTATATTAGATGAAGCACAAGATTTTACACCATTACAATGGTCTGTTGTTTATAAGATGGCAGCTAATGCTAATAAGATATATTTAGCTGGAGATGATGACCAAGCTATCTATAGATGGAATGGCTCTGAACATAAATACTTTACAACGTATTTTCCTGGCCAAAAGAAAGTATTAACTCAGACTAGACGATTTGGAAAAGAGATACATAGATTTTCTAAAATAGTAAGGAAAGGAATATTAGATAGCGAACCAAAAGAATTCCTACCTAATCCAGATGTTAAAGATAGTGTACACCGTTATATATCTTTCGGAGATGTAGATTTTAATAAATACAAAGGTAGTTGGTATATCTTGGGTAGAATAAGAACTACTGTTAATGAGCTTAGAATGATGGCTAAAGATAAAGGATTATATTTTATGGATAATAAAGGTAATAAGTCTTTTACAGCAAATAAATGGAAAGCCATTAGAAGTTGGACAAAATTATCAAACAATAAAACTATATCTAAAGAAGAAGCAATTAATATGTATAAGTATATTAGGGCCTTATCTAATGATTTATATAGGAAGAAAGAATTTTGGGACCAACAAGAAAATCATAAAGAATATAGTTTTGAAGATTTAAAAGCATGGTGTGGTTTAACTTTAAAAGATGAGGTTAAATCTCAAGAATGGTGGCATGCATTAAAAAGAAATATTAAGCCAACGGAGATAACTTACGTAAAAATTCTATTACAGAAATATGGGCAAGATCAATTAGATAATGATCCTACAATCATTATAGATACTGTTCACTCTGTAAAAGGAGGGGAGGCAGATAATGTTTTGGTTTATTTTAAAGCTGATTATGCATCTCAATACCAAAACAAAACAAACGTAGAAAAGATGGACGAAAAAAGAGTAGTCTATGTTGCAGTAACTAGAGCTAAGTATTCATTACATTTATTGAGCTCTGATTACAAATACAACTATCCAATAGGGGAAGACTATTTAACTTACATAGAGGAAAAAAGAAATGAGCAATAAAGCATTTTATAAACAAGTAGGAGGATCTCATTATAAAGAAATGAAGATACAGCCTTCTAAATTCATAAATGAAAATAATTTACTATTTGCAGAAGGCAATGCAATCAAGTATATATGTAGACACAAACTGAAGAATAAAAAAGAAGATCTTCTTAAAGCAATTCATTACATAGAGATGATAATAGAAAGAGATTATAATGACTAGTTTACAATATTCATTAACATTTAAGAAAAGTATTTGGTTGTGTCCTTCTGAGTATAAGGATTTATCTAACGCTACTGAAATAGCAATTGACTTAGAAACTAGAGACAATGGTATAAGCGAAGGTCTCGGTGCTGGTTGGGCTATTGGTAAGGGATATATAATTGGTTTTGCTGTCGCTGTTGAAGGATGGCAAGGTTATTACCCATTTAAACATTTTGGTGGTGGTAATATGATACCTGCACAAGTTATTGGCTACATGAAAGAAATATGTGCATTACCTTGTAGAAAAATATTCCATAATGCTCAATACGATTTAGGTTGGTTACAAGCAATGGGTATCCAAGTTAATGGAGAGATCGTAGATACAATGGTTGCAGCAGCAATTGTTGATGAAAACAGATGGGCATATAATCTAAACTCATTAGCTAAAGATTATCTAGGGGAAATTAAAGCTGAGACTGATTTAAAAGAAGCAGCCAAAGATCATGGCATTGATCCTAAAGCGGAGATGTGGAAGTTACCAGCAGAGCATGTTGGATTCTATGCTGAACAAGACGCACGGCTCACGCTTAAACTATGGGGATTTTTAAGAAATGAAATAATCAAACAAAATCTAACTACTGTTTGGGAAATGGAATCTAAATTACTTCCTATTTTAATTAAGATGAGACAAAAAGGAATTAGAGTAGATACAGATAAAGCCCAAAGAATGATTAAAGAGTTTGAAAATCAAGAGAAAGAAACTTTACTTAAAATAAAACAAATAGCTGGTAAGGACATAGATATCTGGGCGGCAAGACAAATAGGAGAAGCTTTTGATAAATTAAAAATACCTTATCCTAGAACTGCTAAAAGTAATGAACCTAGTTTTACAGCTAACTGGCTTACAAACTGTCCTCATGAAATAGCTAAACTTATTGTTCAAGCAAGAGAGATAAACAAATTTCATGCTACTTTTTTACAAAGTATTATGAGATATCAAATTAAAGGTAGAGTTCACGCTGAAATAAATCAATTAAGATCTGATAATGGAGGAACTGTATCTGGACGTATCTCTATGTCTAATCCAAATTTACAACAAATTCCTGCACGTAATAAAGATTTTGGGCCTAAGATTAGATCTTTATTCTTGCCTGATGAAGATTGTAAATGGGGTTCATTTGACTATTCACAACAAGAACCACGAATGGTCGTGCATTACGCCGCTTCAGTTGGCTATGAAGGATCACAAGAACTTATTAAAGCATATGAGAATGCTTCGGCAGACTTTCACCAAACAGTTGCTGATATGATAGGTATAGATCGTTCACAAGCTAAAACAATTGGATTAGGCTTAATGTATGGAATGGGTAATACTAAACTTGCAACTTCATTAGGTTTATCTAAAGAAGAAGCTGAAGATATTATTATCAAGTACAATAGAAAAGTTCCATTCGTTAAAAAACTTATTAATCTTTGTATGGATAAAGCATCTAAAGAAGGTGCTATTAGAACTAAGAAAGGTCGTAAATGTAGATTTGATAAATGGGAACCTAAAGATTGGGTAATGGTCAACTCTGAAAACTTTGAAACAGCTATTGCTAAATTTGGTGGACAAGAAAATATCAAACGAGCTGGAACATATAAAGCTCTAAACAGATTGATACAAGGTTCCGCAGCCGATCAAACTAAACAAGCAGTTATTGATTGTCATGAAGCAGGGCATACTCCTCTACTACAAATACATGATGAATTATGTTTTAACATTAAAGATGAAGTTAAAGATGTTAAAGTAATTAAAAAGACAATGGAAAGTTGTATAGAGTTTAAAGTTCCTAGCTTAGTTGATGTAGCAATTGGCGATAGTTGGGGAGAAGTAAAGTGAAAATATGTAGTATATGTAAAGAATTATTATCTTTTAATGATTTTAATAAAAACAAATGGTATAAAAAAGATGGTTTATCTACTCACTGTAAAGAATGTAGAAAAAAAGCAGATTTTAAATATGGAAATACAGAAAAAGGTTCATTGTCTATTATTTATCTTTCTATAGTTAGAAAAATAAAAAATCCTCGTTATATTAATTTTTCTGAAGAAGAAAAAGATAAACATCGCTGTCATATGACAAAAGAACAATTTTTAAAAAAATGGGAACAACATGTATTAAAACATGGATATAAATGTGCTTTAAGTGGAGAAGAGATAGTTTTTAAAAGAACAAGTCATAAAGATTCTGTTAAAAGTAATGCGGTTAGTGTAGATAGACTAAATCCAAAAATTGGTTATACCGAAGATAATATTATATTTGTATCTAGTAAAATCAATAACATGAAAGGAGCAGTGACAAAAGAACTTTGTATAGCTATATTAAAAGCCTATGAAGAAAAAGGTTTGTAATGTTTAACAAGTTTAAAAGAAGAAGCGAATATGGTAAAGGTTGGGATGGGAGAAGTAGAGTTTCTGATAAAGCATATAAAGATAACTATGACCAGATTGATTGGTCTAGTGTAAAGAAAAAAGAGGAGAGAAAAGATGGACAAGAATAAAATAACAGGGATCACGGCTCTCGGGCCTTTAAGAATTATACATCCACTGTATCAAGTGTTTGGTATAAGATTAGAAATGATTAATTTTGATAATATAATTAATTGCGATCACAAAGAACATGCAACAGATATTAATGATTCTATAGAAGACATAGGATTAATTTGTCCAATAGTTTTGTCTAAAAAAGACAATAAGTATATCATAACCGATGGTTGTAGCCGATATAATTTTATAAAAGAACATGCAAATTCTTCTATTTGTTATGTAGCAAAGAATGAAAATGAAGAAAAGTTTTTACAACAAATGAATAAAAAAGTATTTAAACTTCACAAAGAAGAAAAAATAATAAGAAATTTTGAATTTTTATTCCAAGACGATATCGTTGATTACACAGCGAAGTGTACATATCTATTCTCTGAGGGGGTTCCCAAAGATAAGATGTTAAGATAAAAAACTAAGAAGCTATATCTAAATCTTCTTCTAGTTCTTCTCTTACTTTGAATACAGCTTGTTCTCTTAACTGTCTTTTAATTTCTTTCAGTTCGAGTTCAATCTGCATCATATCTATTGTCTCTGCTCCTTTTTCTAAAAACATATGATTCCATTTAGCTTCTAGAATCATTTTTCTAGTGATAAGAGACTGTTCATTATGAAACATTCAGTTCCTCATATGTTAGGAAGACTTTGGATGGGGAGTATGTAATTTCTTTACTCCAAGTTCCTCCGCCTTCTCTAAGCTCTTTTATGAAGTTGTTTTTCGCTTCATCATCATCTACTGCCTTTACGTCAAGTACTATGCGTTGACCAGCATATCTAGCGGTAAAGCGATACGACTTCATAAGATTATCTTATATAACTTGGGAGGCATTGTCAATATTCCTTGACACTATCAATAAAACTATTTAAAAACAAGTATTATGATAATAACAATGATAAAAAGATACATATCTAACTTTAAAATATATGCGTTTAAAGATTACTATATGGCTAACCATCCAGATGGAAGAAGCTATCCGCCTTTATTTAAAAGATTAGATATATTTTGGAAACTAAGATCTGAACCTACTTATGAAGAAAGAATGCAAGAGTGGGAAAATTACAGCCCTGAGGATAAAAATGGACATTAGTAAATGGAAGAGTGTTGCAATAAGAATTGATGACTACAAAATATTAAAAAGTCTTTGTGGAAAGAAATTTAGAGCACCTGCAAGTATGATATCTAAATTAGTGCATGACTATTGCAAATATCAAGCATCAAAAGAAAAAGTAAAATACGAAATTTTTATTAAAAATTTACTTAACGGAAAACATTAAGGTTGTATTTTTCGTTATTTATGTTATTAATTTGACATGGATAACGAATACGACCCAATTCATCAAGAATTTTTATCTTCTCTAAGTTTTCTATCTAAGAAACTTACAAAATTTCAATACGAACTTGTGTGCCATGTTATGTTTAATCTATATATGGGTAAAACATATGGATTTGATCCTGCATTTGACGAAAGATTTTTACCATTATGTAAAATGTATTGGTATAGCAAAGGTAAAAATGATTTTAATACAAAAAATATTCCTGAAAATGATGAAAAACCTATAATATTTAAAGTGTATGATGGTGGTAAAAAGAAGAAATAAGACTTACAATGTACGTATGAAACGTATTAAACGTACAAATATTTTCAAACCTCA